CCCAACTTTTCTTCTCTCGATAGCCGAGACCTCATTTCAGAGACAAACAAAGTCTCCTCTTTCAAGATCTTGTTGAGAATCCCTAGCGAGTCTTGTGTGGGGTTTTGCCTGTCTTTGTTGTACATCATGCACCAGTAGATCTCATTGAGGTTGTAACTAATTGGCACTGGAGGGCCTAGTGTGAACAGCCTGGGCAGTTTGCCAATGACGCCTGTTGTCGTCTCGTCGTAAAACCCTGTGTGCTCGTCTCGGGTTGACTTCCCTAGTCTAATGAAGTCAGAGAGCGGCCTTGAGCAGATTTCGAAAGTGGCTGAAACAGCTCTCTGTAGCATGGTTGACTGTATGACAGACGCGACTCGAGAAGGGAATTTTGAGATTATCTTGTCGAGTTGCTTGTCACCAAGGGCCTTTATCCATAGATACCTGATAGTCTGGTTAGTGAGAGATGTGAGCTGTTTGTCTTCAAGGTACATCAGAACGAGCAGCTGGTAGTTGCCTCTTTTGATCTCCTCTATACAGGTTGTGACCAGCGACTTTCCTCCCTCAACAAGTCGCTCAGAACAGGCAACAGAAGCAGACATTGTTCTGTCATAAGATCTCGCCCAGTGCTTGAGGCGATCGGTATCTACAGAGAGCCACTCAGACTCCCAATGATCACCAACAGGAAGCCATGGTGCCGACAGCTCATTCACAACACCCCTCACGAAGGAAATGATCTTGACGAATTCGACGTTGGATTCAGTTCTCAGCTGAGCTCCGGGAGCTATTAAGCAAAACACGCCTCTTGTTCTAGATGCAGTCAGCACATACTGTCTGTTCTTCCGTCGTCTCATAGAATTGATGACAATCTCTTGTGCAATGTTCTGATAGAACTTTGCAACCCCAGACATAGGACAACTGTTATGCATGTCGACAATTCGTTCTAGGGCTGATGACATAGAAATTCCGGTGGTTTCGAGCTGAGGGAATCTTAAGCTGTTGTGGTAACATACTGTGGTTGTGTCTTCGATCTGCTGAACGAAGTCATCCAGAGAAGTTATGTGGCTCTGGTCAATTCCAATGTGCTTTGGGGCCTTCCGTGGGATCTTCATCCCTGTCTTCTTCAATGCTGATTTTCTCCCAGGCCCCTCCAACTGTTCCTTCAGAAGTTGTGAGTCAGTCAGAGAAAGTGTTATGACGTGAGACTCATCAGGCGAAGAATGAGTGAGAAAGGACTTTATCAAATCTAGATACCCACCATGATGTCGGGTCTCCTTTATCTCTTTGACCAGCTCTTCAAAGGTCTGCTGAACCTCCATGAACTCCGCTGGTGCCCCAAGCTGGAGTATCCGAGGAAGATGGTCAGTGTTCCTTGGTTGGGATTTGAATGCTTCCCACTCCGACTTGAAAGACTCAGGAACGTGCGGTTCGGGCTTGGGGGCTGGTCTCTTCACAGGCTTTCCAGAAAGAACCTTCGTCGCTAGGTCATTGATGTACTCTTCTTGCTGGTGCTTTCCGAATTCAGTCTCCGACAGCCTTTCAATCATCTCGGACTTGCTCAACACTGTGTTACAGATCCCACCGACTTCTCTAGCAGTAGATTCGGAAATCTCGAACCTGAATTTGTCTAGGGCATAGTAATCCTCATTTCCAGTTCGG